GTTTTGGAGATTTCAGAAAATTTCGACCCTACCCCCTCGGGGGGAGTACAAACGTTTGTTCGTTTTTTCCCAAATACCCAAACATTTGTTTGTTTTTTCACATACCCTCACGCTTTAACGCAAGCTCCCGTAAAAAATCAATTTCTATTAGCCCTGCGTCGGCTTGCTTGTGATGTTCGACGCATAGACAAACCAAATTGTCATTGTCTAATAGCCCTTGCGGATTATCTCTTAACTTGATTATGTGATGTACTTCTAATCCCTTGTAAGTGTATAATCCTTGCGCCCTGCATACCTCACATAGCCCTTGCGCCCGCTCTCGTATTTCTGCGCTTTTCTGCGCCCATGCGTATTTATTGCGTAATTCACGTTCAATACCGCCGTTATATATGCGCCCTTTGTCGCATTTATAATTATATGGGTGTATCTTTCCGCACTTCCCGCATGATTTCATCATTTCACGGAATCTAACCCCGCTTTCCATGTATTCTTACCGACGATACCGTCAACAACTAATCCGTGCGCCTTTTGAAATTCCCTTGTTGCCTTGTCTGTATTCGCTCCGAATAAGCCGTCAACCGTTACACCTGCGATTACTTGCCATATCTTAACGGCTTTTCCTTTGCTCCCCTTTTTGATTGTTGGCATATTGTAAACCACCTCGTTATTATTTTTCGGCTTTTCATCGGGCTTTTGTTCCGTTGGCTTTCCGATCGCCTCGCCGTAATAAAGGTTGCAATCGACATTTCCTTTTATGCCGTCAACCCGTCCAACGCTTGTATATTGCCATAGAATCATATTTGAATTACTCGGTTTTGTGTGCGGTTTCCCGTTATTGTTGCCCCAATTTGCGACCCATTTATTCGGAAAGTCGCTTAAATCCTTTAAATAATGCGACCACCAATAAGTGCTTGAATAAATGCCGACCGTGTAATTGTTCTCGGTCATAATCTGCGCCCAACGTCTTGCTCGATCGGGTATGCCGTACAACGTCTTTGTTTCCTCTAAATCAAGGAATACGGGCAATTTAATATAATTCTTTATCGGGTCGCATAGCCTCATAACGTGTTTTGCCTCACTTTCGGCTTGTGCAATTGTCTTTGCGTAAGAATATAAATAAATGCCAAAAGGAATATTGTTTTCAATACACCCTTTGACATATTCGTTAAATTTTGGGTCGTCCTGCTTTACGGAATCACTACCCCAACCGCAACGGATAATTGCGCCCTCAACCTGCGTTTTTACCTTTTTAAAGTCAATGTCACCTTGATAATTTGAAATATCAATAATCATGCGTTCCTCCGTTCTAAATCATCTATCCGATGATTTGCCACGCTTATTTTTTCATCTAATAGTCGGTCGTTGTCCTCTAATCTATAAACACGCTCAACAACGTTGTTGTGCTTTTCGACATGCTTTTCTAATTGCTCTATTCTATAACCCGTTAATTTGCTACTTGCGACAATACCGCCGAAAGTACCTAATAACGTACCAATTAACGAAATAATAGAAATAAGCACCGCCTCACTCATTTTTTATTCCTTTTCTTGATTGTATGCAACGGTTGAAATGCCTAAAACAACCCCTAAAAAGGTTGCAACCGCCGAAATGGTAATAACTATGTTGTCAATGGGAATATTCCACCCCCACGCTTTTTGTAATGCCGTAATAAGCGTAATTAAAGCGGGAACAACGATAAATAACGACCATTTCGCAACGTCATATACTTTGTTTGGTAAAATGGGATATTTCATGTTTTCGACCTCCTTTTTTGTTGTGACATAAGGGTAATTGGAATCGAACCAATAATTACGGGGTCAAAACCCGTTGCCTTACCTTTTGGCGATACCCCTATAAAATGTGGGGTCGGTTTGGGGCGGTTTCCCGCCCCAAACCTGCTATTGTGGGGTATTTTATGAAAAAAACTTGAAATCAATTATATTATATCAATATACCAATTTTAGGGAATACTTTAATTTTTCCACTTAAAATTATTATGCCCGTTTTTCGTCGTTTTCGTCCGTTTCCCGCTCGTTTTCGTCAAATAGCACAAAAAAGAACGTGTAAAACCCAATAAACGCAAATAGCGTTATTATACCGATTAAAACCCACATGATAATATCAATAATCATATTATCGCCCCGCCTTTGCTTTCTTTGCCTGCTTTAACATCTGCGCCCGTGTCATTGTCTTATGAAAAAATCCCGCTTTCATAACCTCGTTTGCCTTGTGCGCTCTTTTGCTACGTTCTGCGTGTTTGCTACTGTTTGCCATTTGCTTTTACCTCCTTTTCGTAAAGTGTTATGTATGCGTTTTCCTGCATTTTCATTACTCGATCGCAATTTGGGCAATACAAGTCTTTTATATGCCCATTTTCCCGTAATCTGCGTTTTTTCCTCGGTACGCTCATTTTAAAACCGCATTTCGGGCAATGGAAATAAGATATAACGTAACTTGTCGCCGTTCTCATTGCTTACCTCCGCATATCCCGTCTATCGGGTCTTTGTAATTCTTGATATTATCAAGCATGGTTTGAAAGTTTTTTGCTTGTTGCTCCATTGTTTCATACGCTACCCGCTCGTTATGCTCGCAAATAGTGATATAATCAATCAATTCCGTTTTCGTCCATTTCCGCATTGTTGCTTTTGAATATCTGCCTTTATGCCCGAATATGCTTACACCCATTATTTACACCTCCATAAAAAATGTGCGCTCCCGCTTTCCTGCTTTTCGATTAAACACGGGTCATTTATCCGACCGTTTATATCGTCATACGGCAATAACGCATTTTCCAGTATTCCCCGTGCCTCCTGCCTCGGAATGTTTAACCCCTCGCAAATTGCCTCTATCGGGTTTGGGTCAAGAATACTTGCGTTATTTCTTTTCCACCACAAATACAAAAACTCGTCGTTTGTCATTCCTGCGCCTCCCGTAATTTAAAGCAAGGTAAATATTCTCTTTCCCACCACTCCCGATTAAACGGGCAATCACCGCATATTAAATAATTCTTGCAAATATCGCCTTGTATGTCGATGTTTAACAACTCACAAGGTTTAATCCATACATTTGGTTTAAAACCGAATGTTTCCTCGAATTTCTCTTTATTCGTCATTTTCCACCTCCACAATTTCTATATCCGATCGCCTTTTGAGTATGTAATAGTCTGGGTAATGGTAATTCATGCAAGCCGTGAACCGCACACCCGTTTTTTTGTCCTTAATCTCGTATTTGTGCTTACCATTTTTAATCGGGGCGACTTCCTGCATATACCGTTCACAAACTCCCACGGGTTCGGTTAAAACGTAATAAACCAACGGGTTTTTTATGATTTCTCGAATGATTTTAATTACTTTTAAAATAATCGTTACATTTGAGATATTGCGCCGTCTTGTCATTCTCTTAATGTCAATAAAAGCCTGCTTGAATATTGCCCCGCATAAATTCATGTATGGGTTGTCGCCTCGTTTATATGTTTTATATTCCATTCCTTGTAATTCTTCCATTTTGCCCCCTATCCGATGAAAAAAGCATGAATCAATAACAACGTAAAACCGCCAAAAAATATTAAACCGCTTACAAGTCCTAAAACCTTTTCTTTCATTCTTCCGCCCTCCATATCGTAACGTATCGGATATACAAAACCCGCTTTTCCGCCTCTGTTATTATCCCTGCGTCCTTTAATGCGTTTAAATATCCTTGCAATCTATGTTTAAACTCTTTTTGTAAATCTTTTCTTGTCGAAATTACCCCGTTGTATAACTCTAAATGCTCCCGTACTGGTTGCGGTAACTTCTCGATCGCCTCGTTTGTCATGCGCTACCTCCCTTTTGTAAAATCAAGCCTCCAATCGTCGCCACCCCAATTATCAAACATTTCGTCGTAATTTTCGATTTTAACCCCTTTTCCTGCGTATGCCGACGTATTAGCGTTTTCGTAAATAACCCCCGAAATATTAGATAATTTTATTTTGCTCGTGTCGTCGCCCTCACCGTAATACTTAACCTCTCCGTTTGTATATCTTATTACGATTGCGTCGTCTTCCCACATTTCCCCTGCGTCCTTTGCGTCTTTTAGAATCGTTTTCATTTCGTCCATTGTATATCTTTCTATTATTTGCCCGTTCTCCATTTCGATTGTACCGTTACCTTTGCCGTTCATAAATTCGCTTATTCTTGCGTTTTCTTTCTCGTAATGCGCTTGCAAACCTCCACCGCCTGCGCCTCCGCTACTTGCTCCTCTACCGCCCATTTTTCATTACCTCCTTTAATTCTTCTATGAACCAATGCTTAATTGATTGCTCCCGTTCTTCTATCCAGTTATTCAATTCGATTGTTTCCCGTGTGCTTACTTCTCCCGCCTCATTTACCGTTCTTTCCTCCATGCGTCGGTTGTATTCCTCGTAAGCCTCCGCCCCTTTATCGTCGTATTTCTTTAATAAATACTCAATGTACTTTTCTTTACTCATGCCTTAACCCTCCTTTTGTCACAATCCGCGCATTCGATTTTCCCGATTTCGTAAATTGCGTTCGTCATGTTTTCGCCCTCCTTGATTTTAGCGTTTTTTATTTGATTTTACGCTTTTTGGGCAAATTTTCCTATTGACAAAATAACCAAACTTTGAAACAACCTTTTGTTTATTTTTACTCAATAAGTTTCATATCCTGCATAAGCAATAAAACGCTTTGCGGTATCTGCGCTTGTTTCTTCTTTCTTTCCGCTAATTGTTCGTAAATCATACGGAAATTTGCCCTTTCTTGTGCGATATTCTCCGATAAACAAATATCCCGGAAACCTAACCGCTCCACGGTCTGCCGTGTCAATTCGTCAAAACTTGCCATTGCTTCCCCGGCTCGATACATTCCAAATTGACGAATAGCCCTTAACACTTGTTCCCAACCTTGCCCCCAATCCGGCAACTCTCCTTGTGTGATCTCTGCACTACACTCCCGAATATCTGCAATCGTTGGCGACCATTTGTTAGTTGCAACCCACTTATTAAGGGCAATCTCTGCGACCTTATAAGGAATATCTTGTAATTGCCGATACCATAACTCCATTGCTTCATTGTTCGGCAGCAAATTTTCTTTCGGGTAATAGGTTTGTAATGCGCTTGCGAATATTGCAAATTCTTTTTTGTCCATGCTTTCAATCCTCTTTCTTTTTCTTTCCCTTTTCTTTTGCTTTTCCAGTACCTTTACAAATTGGACAACGTCTTAAACTCTCGGGGCGGTATGCTATAAGCACAAACCCCAACCCGTCGCAATTATTACATTTCTTTTTCATTTAATCTGCCTCCGCCCATGCTTTCGCACGTTGATAAAAATTGTCTAATTCCTGCGCTTTCTTTTCTGCTTTCGTTGTCGGTTTGGAATCCTTGTCAACCGTTGGGGGTGTAAACCGCTTTGCGGTTACTCTTTTATTTTCAATACTTAATTCGTTAGTATTTGATTTATTAGTAATTGATAAATCAGTATTTAATTGTGTCGGGTTTTCCGTCTGCGGGTTTTCCGTGAACCGTTTAACCGTGTACGGGTTTTCCGTCTGCGGTTTGTCCGTCTGCGGATTTTCAAAAATATTATAGACATATTCAAATTGCCCTTTTTCGTTCTGCAAGCGTTCCCGCACTAAATAACCGCCGTCCTCCAATTCTTTTAACGTGCTTTGAATTGCGCCCCTGCTTTCTTTATTGATTGATACAAGCCCCTCTATTGAATAATCCCACGAATCGGGCAACGAAAGCATTTGAGATAATAACCCCTTTGCTTTTAATGACAATTCCTTGTCTTTTAAGTGATAATTGCTCATTACCGTAAAATCTTTTGTTTTGTTTACTCTAAAAACCGCCACGTTTTAAACCTCCATGCAAAAACCCCCGCCCCCCGTGTGTCGGCACGGAAAGCAAGGGTTTTACAAGTTGATACAATATGCAATTTATCGTTAGCGCGATACCGACATATCGTACCAACCAATTTTATTTTAATTACATCGTGTAAAATATGGAATACATAAATTTTATTTTGTTTTCTTTTTGAAACTCAAATCAAGCGATAAACGGCAACCGTTTTTCCCGTGTACTGGCATTTCTTTTTACCGCACGGCTCTATTACACCGTTTTTGCTTAACTCCGTAAGCCTCGGCGCGGAATAATTGCGCTCGTCGGTCGGGGTGTAACCTTTGCGATACATAAACACGGCTATTTCCTTTGCCGTTAGTGCTCCCCGTTCCTGCATAATTTCGACAATCTGCTTGTACCTTTTCTCGCGATCAACCGTTTCGTTAGCCTCGCCCCGTGTGTCAATCGTCGGGATTTCCCCCGCCCTGCGTTCTATCATTCTTTGCGCCCTCCTTTTTTCTTTTCTTCCTTAAATGCTTTTGCAAACTCTTTTTCTTTCGCTTTGCCATGCCTGCCCCCTTACAAATAAGATTTTGAAAATGTTTGTATGAATTGCTCCCGCGTCCAACCGTTCGCCTCTAATTCTTTTTGACACGTTCTTTTCAAGTGTAAATCAAGCGTTTTATTGACGTGTACGGCTTGATTTGAGGCGGTATGATGATACGGGCATAAATAAACCGTACAACCGTATTTATCGCTTAATTTGCGGTTTCCCGTGCCGTAAAAAACGTGGTGTAAGTGTAAGCCCTGCGTCGCTCCGCAAACGTAACAATACTTTTCTTTCTGCAAAATTGATTTACTCACTTTTATTTCCCTTTTCGATGATTTCTAACATTTCAATAATGTTTTTTCGGCTATCTTTTAATTCGTTCATTATGTCGTCTTTCGTTGTCCTTAAATCGGTTTTCATATCCATTACCGTTTTTGCTTGACTATTTGCTTGTATCAAATAAATAAAAATGAAATTCAAGCAACTTTGAGCGATAAAAGCCCATATTTCCAGTTGTGACAATAAAAATCAACCTTTCCGATTTAAAATAAACTCATTTGACCTTTTACGGGCTTACTTTCCGTGTTATTCATATATTCCTCATAAGAACTACACGAATTAAAAACCCAACGATTGTTTACAAACCTTTGTATTTTCCTTAATTCGTGTCCTTTTGGCAATGCCTCTTTGTTGTAAATCGTCAAATAGGGCGAAAAACCCAAATCACGAATAAAATAAACCCGCTCTAAATCCTGCTCTATCGTGCTATCGAAATTTGAAAGAATATATACCCGTATATTGTTTCTTGTACCAACGTCAATCAAACCTATTTTCATTATCTCCCCCATTCTCTGTTTATTTGACCCTCTAAAAGCCGTAATTGCAACTTAATTGAATTTATCGCCTCTAAATTCGCGTCGTAAACCGTTTTCGCTACATCACGTTTAAATCTTGCCTCCGCAACGCTCGGTATTCCGTAACAAGTCTTGTCAATCATGCCTATTGCCATTCCGTCGTCACGCAATTTTAAGCACTCCGACCGCAAAAGGATTTTATAATTTTTTTCGGCTTGTGCGTAATCCGTACCGCTTTTTCGCAACTGTTTAATAGACAAATCAAGTTGTCGGGTTTTGCTTTGCAATTCCTCGTATAAATCCTGCATATTGCCCCCTTAAAACGGTAAATCACTTTCCGCGCCCTCGGGAATCGTCATAAAATCGCCGTCATTCTGCGGAACGCTTGCGCCGTCGCCCTGCTTTTTATTCTCTAAAAACTCCAACTCGTCAACGATCACGTCGGTTGTGTAATACTTTCTCCCGTCCTTTTCGTAATTTCCAGTTTGGATATGCCCGACAAGGCCTACACGGTCGCCCTTGTGAACGTATTTGCTCATAACCTCGGAGGTCTTTCCCCATGCGGTACATGATATAAAGTCTGCGCCGTCGTCCTTTTTCCTGCGATTAACCGCAACGGTAAATTTGCAATATGCGCTATTCGCCGTTTGCACTAACTCTAAATCCTTTGTCACTCTCCCTATTAACTGTGTCTTATTCATTGCTTGCCCTCCATTGCTCTATTAAATCCCATGCCAATTTTTCGCTTATCGGAATTGTTACGAACTTTCGCACGTTTTCCCGCAAATGAATACCGCGCAAAAACTCCCATTCTACACCGTAACATTGACGGTATGCTATGCGGTATAAATTTAACTGGTATGCCAAATAATCTTTATCAAGGGTTGACGTTCTCTTAATATCTGCCCCGCCGATCGCGTCGCCTATCTTGATTACCATGTCTAACCGACCCGCGCTTATCGGCTTATCATCGTAAAAAAGAATCACGGGGGTTTCGTTCTCCAATACCTCAAAACCATATTGTTTTTGCAGGAACTTAAAGTTTCGTACCTCGGGGCGGTCGCTCTCCGCCCCGTTCCTGCAATAAGCCTCTATCGCCTCATGTACCGCCGTTCCCTGCTCGCTTGCACGTTTTAACGTTGCCTCGGTTACATGGTCGTATTTGCGCCCAAATTTGGTTTTAAGAATCGTTGTTATACTGGGAACAATAACACCGTCAACAAGGTATAAATGCTCGTCGTCGTAATATTCCAACGTATGCCCGTAAATTTCTTTTACAAAATCCATAAAACCGTATCTCCCTATTTTTGGTTTTAATAAACCTTAATTCTAATGCTTGATTTAACGGGCGACATTTTAACGTAATCGTCGTATAAGTCGGGGTGGTCGCTTTTAAAATCTTTTGTCTTGAAAGTTTCCTTGTCAAACCCTGCTACATACGAAATTGTCATGTCGTCGGTTTCTATCTGCTTAATATTTTTGCGTTCCATTTCGTCAAGAATCGCCGTTTTTAGGCTTTCTTCTTTTTCCTTTAAGGATTTTATCGCCCGTTCAAATTCTGCGATATTTCGGGCGGTTTCTGCGTCCAAAATCGCTATGTTATTATCAATCGTTATCAACTCCATTTTCGTTTTCCTCCACTAAATCTAAATTTTCGCAATTATAATTTAATTCTCTATACTCAACCTTTTTTAATACTTTTCTTAATGGTTTAGTCGCTCCCGTTGCTTTAATAATGAAATTATAATCATCGTCCTTGTATTCAACGCAATTTGTGGCAACAACCACCGCGTCGCTTTCTCCGTACTGGGTGTTAACAATTACACGGTCGCCCTCTTTAAGATTGCTCCATGCGGGGGCATAGAAAAGAAAATTGTTATTGTTTCCGTCATGCTTGCATAAAACCAAATCAATATACATTATTTTTTACCTCCTAACTTTCCGATGATTTCGCTTGCTTTGCTCATTGGTAAATCCTCTAATTTGGATATACCGTTTATCTCTAACAATTTCGGCAAATTATCGCCCGTATACGTTTTCGCTAAAACCTCAATTTGTTTCGGGCTTGCTTTCCGATCGCTTTTATTATTCATTTTGTTATCGGGGCTTTCTTTCTCGGGGTCGTCGCCCGTGGCAACCATGAAAGTATTTGCAAGGTAATACTTTAACGCTCCCGTGTATGCTTTATAGCCTGCTTTGTCGCCCTTGTCGATACCCTCGCCCGTTATTGTGGTTGTTTCAAAAAAGCCCGTTTCAATATCAAACAAGGTAAATTCCAATTTCGGCATACGTCCGTTAGCCTGCTTTTCCGTTCCCTCGAACGTGGAATACTCGACCTCGTCGAATTTCAACTCTAACCCGTACTCGCTAAACAACTGGGTAAACAATTCTTTGTACTGTGCCTCGGAAAAATAAGAGTAACGGTCATATTCGTTGGTTGCGCCCTTTTTCAAAATTCCCTTTTCCTTTAAGGCTTTTCGTAAAGCGTTCTTTTTTTTCTGCAATCCTGCGTTTAATTCCAACCATTCTTTCGCCTCTAAATCTAAATAAATCATTTGTGCCTCCTTTTGTTCATTTTCTCAATTAAGTTGTAAACCGCTTTTGCGTCGCTCATTTTGACAACGTGACCGTCGATTTTATCAACTTTGCCTTTTTTCGTAATGTGAATTATTTTCAATTTTTCACTCCTTTTGTTTCTTTTTGAAACCTTTTGCCCAAAAATTGAGGGCTTTTTACAAAGCCTACATCGTGATTTTGTCGTGGGTTTCCTTAATCTTTGCTTTTAATTCCTCAATTTCCTTGCTACCGCTTAATATTAACTCCGTCAACGCTTGTATTGCTTGTTTCTTCTTCTTTGAGCAAGTCAAGTATGTTTTCAAGCCCGAATACCTCCCTTAATTTTTCGACCTGCTCAATCGTGGGGTTTTGTTTCCCACTTTTGATTTTCGACCATGTGGAATCCGACACCCCGATTTTTTCGGCAATAAACGAACCTTTTAAACCGCTTTGCTTTTCCCACATAATTAAACCTAACCGCATTTCGCACCTCCTTTTTATGAAATTGTCAAATAACTACGATTTTATTATACGCTCATATAGTTTATTTTCAATCAATTAGTTTACTGAAAAATAAAAAAAATTTTCTTTTTGTGACATTCTATGTTACGATTATTTGCGGGTGGTGATTATTTTTGATAGACAAACAAAAAATCGGAAAACAATTAAAGGAACTCCGATTATCTCGGGGTTGGCGACAAATAGAAGTCGCCGACAAAATCGGTATGTCACGGTCTGCGATTTCTAATATTGAGGCGGGAAAACGTGCGCTCACGTTATCGACGTTAAATAAATTCTGCGGGCATGACCCACAAAAACGGGAAATGGACACGTCAAACGGTCGGTTATGTGCTTTCAAACGAAACGTACATCGGGCATATTAAACACAAAGACAAATTTTATAAAGGAATCCATGAACCGATTATAGACATTGAAACATTTAATAAAGTGCAAGAAATCAAAAAGCAACGGGAAACGGAATACAAACGGCATAACCGCCGTGCGTGGCAAATAACGTCTTATTTGGGCGGTTATTTGGTTTGCGGTTGTTGTTCTGCGAAAATGTCACGAATAAAGCGTATAAAGCATTTAAAAGACGGTACAACGCATTATTATTACTATATTTGTAATTCCCGCTCCAAAAAGACACCGACGTTGATTAAAGACCCGAATTGTAAAAATAAGATTTGGAAAATGAACGAATTAGACGACATTGTGTTTAATGAGATAAAAAAATTGTCGCTTGACCCTAACTACATTGCGGAAATTCAAGAACAAAAGGTTGATAATGAAAAGCCCGCAATCATAAAGCAGGAAATCGGCAAACTTGACGGTCAAATTTCTAAACTTATGGATTTATTCGCCGTTAATGCTTTACCGTTTGACGTTCTGCAAACTAAAATTAACGACCTAAACGACAAAAAGGTAAAATTAGAATCCGAACTCGACGAAATTTTAGAGGAAAACAAAAAGTCACTATCGAAAGAACAAACTCTCGAAATAGTGACCTCTTTTGAAACTGTTTTACAAACGGGCGACCTTGACGAAATACGTTTAATGATTGGTTCGTTAATTGATAAAATAGAGGTAAACAACGATGAAATCGCTATTTTTTGGGCTTTTTAATACGTTTGTCGTTTGGTTTACCTTTTGAATGGTCGGGTTTAGCAGGTTATCTTTTAGGGGCTACTAACCGACCCAATAACGTTAATGCTAAATACCATATTTCCCGTTGTGCCGTTGCGAACCATTGTAACCGAACAACGGGAATTTGCCGTATCATCGTAAGCCGTGGAAATCCAACCGACCGACCCGCCCGCATAATTTAAGGTTGCCGTTATAATTGCGTCGGCGATTGCAAACGGATAATTTACACGGTAATTAGCGTACTTTAACCCCGTTGCCATGTAATCGTTCCATGTGAGGGTTGCGGAATCCACGGTAACGTTTGTATGCAATTCTACACGACCGCTTGCGTACTTTCGGTAAACCCAAACCCCGCTTGTTCCTTGCTCTATGATGTAATCCGTTAAAAGGTTGTTGTTAATGTAAACATTCTGCGCAACTTCTAACGATTTGTCGTGAGCGGGAAAACAGTTAATACCGACACTCGATTTGAGGCGATCAAAAAATATAATCGGCATACCACGGGATATAAAAGCCGTGTAAGACGATGTACCGCCGAACGAATCCGTAACGGTAATAACAACCGTCCACGAATAGTTATTATCAAGCGTAACAACCGATGTGACGTTATCTTGTAACGTTCCCGATACCGTCGGGGTTGCGTCGCCGTCCTTTGTTGCGCTATAAGTAATCGTAATTTGATTATTCCCGTTTATTCTTGCGAAATCTGCGTCGGCTTTTAAGTCGCTTTCGGAATAAAAGTTATTGTGACGTTGCAACGTAATTATTGCCGTTGGAATAAACCACGCAAGCATATTTATTGTAATTGTCTTTGTTCCCGTTAATCCTCGGGAATCCGTAACGGTAAATACCGCCTCGACGTTTTGCCCCGAATCAATGGTTGCATTGCCACCCGTCGCCCTGTCGCCGTTCAATGTGAGGTTGTACGACGTGCCGTTTACGGCAACGCTACACCCCGTTATTGTGGCGGATTTGTTCGCCGTTAATCCACTTGCGGTATATGCGACGATAGAGTGATTTTGCACAATATCTTGATTATTTCCCGTAATCGCTACAACGCTTGCTTTCGTGTCTGCGTAACTTGCGGTCGAAATCGTGGGCGCACAAACCGTCGGATTAACTTTAAACGTACCGCCCGTGGTCGTTGTGTTATTTGTGCCGTATGTAACCTTAACTTTATACGTTCCCGTCTGTGCGTTCGGAATCGACGCATACAAACCGTTTTGTACGTCCTGCGAATCAAACCCCGTAACCGATGTATTATTCGTTGTTACGGTTGCAACTACACTATCGTTTGCGCCAAAAAGGGAAACGGTAACGTTGCGGGAAAGCGGATTAAACAACCCGATTGTCAATTTTTCACCGATTGTAAAATTTGGTGTACTGTTTGCATACGGGAAAGCATACGTTTTAACGGTTATTGTTGCGGAATCGGTCGTTAATTGCGAATCCCTGCGCCGTACCCTCGTTTTAACGTAATACGTCGAATTGGCATAAAGCCCGCTTATGGTATATTGACCGTTCGTTCCGTCGGCAACGTCGATACCATGCCATGTTGACCCGTTATTGGTCGAATACCATATATAATCTATCGTTGCGTCGGAAACCCATTTAACCGTTAATGTATTCTCGGTTTTGGCAACAATCGTTTGGTTGACGGTCGCATACCTCGGAATATTGGTTAATGCCATTGTGCCGTTGCCCGTAATCGTGCCTAATTGAACCCCGCCCCATGTAATATCAAGTTTGATTTGAGCGGAAATAGCGATTGTTTTTGTTCCGTCTGTATTATGCGGTATAACCTGCGTTGTTGATATAAGCGTTTTATCACCGCTACCGCCTATTGTACCGCTCCAATTATAAACCGTGCCGTTAATCGTACATGAGGCGGTTTTTGTTGCGCTTGAAACGATGTTATACGGTCGCTTTAAAACTAAACTAATTGCAACGGTTGACGTATTATTAACCGTGCTTGTGCTTGTTTCCGTGACCGTTAAAATACCATACGGTCGGTTTGCCGTCGTGCTACCAATTATAATACTTGCCATTTAAGCCCCTCCCGTATATGCCGAAACTAAACCGATACCCTCGTTAATTACGGTATTTCCGCTTGTAATTTGTATCGGGATAAACCGCATTTGATTACAAAGCGTTATTTCTTCCTCAATAACGGATTTTTTCATGTGGAACTCGTCGCCGTTGACCCAATAAATCTTTTGACCGTTGCGGTCATAACCTGCGAATCCAACCTCATTATTGATTAAAACGTACGACCCGTTTAAACCGTACATTTTTAACCCGTCTTTATCCATTTGACCGACAAGGTTATTAGAATTGTCGTATAACTCAAATATACCGCTTGCGTTTAAATGTGAGCCTAATTTAAGCGTTCCGCCTTTTATCATGTCGGCAACAAGGTTTATAACGTTTATTGCCTGCATATTTAACGTGCCGTCTATCGTCCATGCGCTCGTAAATGTGCCGTTAATTCCCGTATTTGAAAAGCCGATACCGCCGTTATTAAACCGAATAACATTTGTTGCGGTTTCTTTCGGCAATTTATCCACAATTAAAATTTGGTCGCCGTTGTAAATGACATAAGAATTGCCCATTGTGCCTATAATGCTACTTGTGGCTTTCTGCAATTCCTCCGACATTTTCGCCGTTGCGGTTTCGATCGCCTCGTTTGTGGATTTATCCACGGTCGCCGTAATATTCGATACAAGGTTAGACAAATTGTTTGTGAAATTGCCAAACTCGACCTCTACATAGCGACCTAAAATGCAATCGTAATCGAACGAAATAATATTTGTCATTAAATCAATACCTAACCGCTCGTCGATTACTTCTATTGTGTCTCCTATGTCCGTTACCTTTTCGATATTTGCCCGCATTTTGTAATTAACCTGCGGTTTGCAATTTATGTCGATGTAATTTGTTGCTTGCAATAATAAATCATTTATTAAAGCCTGCTTATAGGCGGTTTCGTTTAACTCGCCCTCGTCGTTCTTGTAATCGTCCTCTTTTATGTGGTTTTGGTCGAACGTTACCGTTTTTGTGTATGGGATTGTGTATTGAATTTCGCTTACAATATAAACGCTTGCGGTCGGGTCAAGCGCATTTAAAAGCAACCCGTCTTTTCCGACGGGCAACAATTTTGTTACGACATTATCCCAATTTTCCTCGCAAGTGATTTCACGCAAATTTTTTCGATACCGAACCGTTACCCCGTTATCGAATCCAATGTTGGTACGGATTGCGATATTAAAGTTGTCACGCACTAAATGACCGCCCCAACGATCTAAAACGGTTTGTATAGCCTCGTTAAGCGACTTTCTAACGCAACGAAACGAATTAGCCGTTGCAACGTCCGAAATCGTCGTAAATGGGCTTTGTGGCTCGGTTGCGTTGTTTAAATGGTCTAATGCGTCGTTGCAATTCTTGTCAACTACATAGGAATCCTCGATTAAATAATTCTCGGTATCATAATAAACGTGCCACGCTTTGACCGTGATTTTTGACCGTGTTTTTTCCGGGTTGGAAATTCTGAACGCTTGATCTCCTTGTGGAGTATTTGCAACAACAATATTACCCTCAACTATATAATCAACATATTCTATCCCGGTTTCAAGGTTTAAATAGTAGTCGCCGTTATCCGCTTTATGCACTTTTGCTTTTAATGGGTGCAAAACTACATCACCGTTTGTTGTAAATAATTTGTCGGTTGACGAAAACAAACGTATCATGCTATCGCTCCTATCCGATTGTTAATGAGAAAGTATAGGTTTTTCCCACTCCGATTACAACGGGCGATATTACGTCACGGGCTACCATGTAATATTTATTATCGCCCCATGCCGCACCGTCCCAATAAACATAAAATGCAACTTCCTTTACGGTAATTGGCGCATTGGTATTGTTTTTAACAGTAAGCGTACCCGATACAATAAAATTATTATCATACGGTAACGTTGTCGTATCTCTATTTGCAACCGTGCTTGAAATAACGGTTAAATCTTCTATTTCTTCCTCTATGCAATAATCGTCGATTGTCGGGGCATTATTTCCCGAACCTAAAACAATTTTTGCTTTTGCGTCGCTAAAAAGTCGCCTTGCATATTCGCTAAGCCCTATTGTTGTTGTTGTGCCGTCAAGGTGTTTTATAGTGCCTTGTTTGCTTACATTCGTTGGAAATAATAATGTTTTGCCGTTTTTGTTTAACATGGTTTCCCTCCTATTCTGTAACCTCTGTAACCGTTACCGTGGTTGATACCTCGTTGTCATTTCCTGCGCTTGCGATCGCCTCGGTTATTAACTCACCGCCCGCCTCCATTTTGTAAATTTTAAATTGCGTCGGGGTTGCGTTTCCGTCGTTTGAGTTTGCGTCTAACGTTTGCCCCTTTTTCAAGTAAAACGCAAGCGGTAATTGGCTTTCTCCGCTACCTGCGATTTTGCAATTATAAATTATTTTGTTATCAACCTTAATTTCGATTAAGCCCGCACCCGTCGAATAAATCCTTGCGACAACGTAACAATCCTCGGTTGCCGTGTACGGCAAATTATTTTTAACCGAAATTGAAATATAGCAAGTATCTATATAGTTGCTTGCATAATCGACAAAAGGCGACCGACCGTTAGAAACCGTGAAAGTGTCCGTTGTTCCGTCTGTATAAGTAATTGTGTAAGTATCAACCGAACCCGATTTACCCGTCAATTCGATTGAAACAATACCTTTACCTTTTGCTACACGGAAAGTCTGCGTTGTTCCGTCCGTTAATGTAATCGTGTATTCATCGTAAGTTGAAGCTGACGTTGTCAACTCGATTGATACAATGCTATTGCCTGCTTCGCCTTTAAGCATGATTAGCTTAACCTTGCCTATGTTTGTTGTGTTTCTTACGTCCATTTTGCACCTCCTTAATTTGTTACGTCGTTTTCAATCGTCAAAACTCCCTTTAAAACTGTGAAAATATCGGAATTGACCCCTATTTCAAAATCATAATAATATTTACCGGGAACAACTCCCTCGGTATCGGTGGGAGCTACACGAACGACATATTGACCCGTTGCCACTTTGGAAATACCAACGTTTAAATCCTTTTGAAAAACGGCTTGCTCTTCATCATAGCTTGATTTACAAGTAAAATAAGCACTCTCTAAATCCTGCGTGAATAATTCGCCGTTTTCGTCCTCTAATTCAACCCCGAATGTTAAAGTATCGCCCCGAACCATTGATAAATTACAATCCATTGTCGCACCTCCTAAATCCAACGTGAATAATTGCTTATAACAATTTGGAAAACGTCGCCACTCCACGAAATAGTATTACGTCCTGCTTTCAATACAAGGTTTTCATAATCGCCAATAACAAGCCTATTTTTAAGAATATCACCCTTGAAAGCCTCCATTTGGGCGGAATCTATCGTTATATATTCGTCGTCGCCTAACGCAATTTGTAAGATTTCTTGCCCGTTTAGGCTTAACGTAATATTTCCGCTACCGTAAATTATAATTGCGGGCTTTGCCGTCGTATTTCCCGTATTGGTTACGGTTATTTCGGTTATATCATCGGTTGAAACATACAACGGCTTTTCAACGCTCGAATATTTAAACGGTTGAACGTGAAATGTTACCTTTGCCGTTCTAAATCTTATTAACCGCTCGTAATCTATTTGTTTAACGATTGTGTAATAATAAAATTTGTCATGCTCATTAGAGAAAATGACCGTTCCCGACCCGTTAAAATAGGCTACTACATCGTCAATGTTGAAATCTCCGTATAAACCGATCGTTACCTCTTTGTCATACGACGCATAGCCCAACGGGGTTACAATGTCGCCGTCCTTGCCGTCTATTTCTTCGGTTTGCGTTCTCATTAACGGTTTAGAAATAGAGGGCAAGGATTGAATTAAAAGCCCGTTTATTGTTGTGCTTTTTATGCCGTTTAAAATAACGTAATTCATCTTGCCCTCTCCTTATGAATAAATTAACCTTGTAACTGTCTTATCAACAAAAGCCCCGGCTACTTCATCATCAAGCTCAATTTTCATGCTGCTTAACGCTTCTTTGAAAGCTGAAACCATTTTATTATACGAATAATCATAATTTGAACCGTTTGTACCGTTTATTTGTGTATTAACATCAAAATTTGTCGGTATAGAATCTTGCATTTCTTTTGTAACGGTTTTCATTTCGTCCTCGAACCCCTCGCCAATACCTAAAGCAAGGTTTTTTCCGACTTTATCTCGCATAAGGGTTGACGGTGATTTGATACCGAAAAAGTCTTTGATACCGTCCATTACACGGCTACCAAATCCTTTTATTTTATCCATTATCCAACCGACCGTATCATTGATACCCTCCCATAAGCCTTTTACTAAATCGACACCTATTTTAACAATATCTTTCGGCAGCTCTGCGAACTTTTCTAACACTTTTAAGCCGACAACCGCAACTTGTTTAATCAAGTATGCCGTGGTTTTAACAATACCTGCCGTAAGCTCAACAAGAATATCTACACCCATTGCAAGGATTTTAGGTAAATTTTTTGCAAGTGTCTTTACAATAGCCGAAATAATGGTCGGTAACATTTCGATAAGCTGCGGAATTGCCTTTGTGATACCCTCTATTAAAGCGACAAGTATATCAATACCCGTTTCGATAACAAGCCCGATATTGTCCAATAAAACATCAACAACCGTATCAATAATCGTGGGTAACATTTCGATTAAATCGGGAATAACGGCTAAAATACCGTCAATTAACGAATTTAATATTTTAATTCCCGTTTCTATGATCTTCGGTAACTGATTAACAAGGGTTGTTACCACTTGAACAATGAGGGGCGGTAACATTTGCAATAATTGCGGTATTGTCTGCGTTATACCGTCAATGAGTTTATTTAATAACTCAACCCCGGTATCTAATAGTTTAGGCAGCTCCGCAACAAGCGTATTAACA